CCGCAACCAATTCCACACGCGACTTTACAACGCCGACGGCACGTGCGCGAAGGGGTTTGGATTCGCCGCCCATAACGAATGCAAGTCGGCCGGGATTCTCCGCAACCGTCAAATGTGGCGCACGTCGGCGTGGGCTACGCGCGACGTGTGGTACGCCGCCGACGCGTGCGCCGACGAATTGGCCGTGGCCGCGCACCGCGACGCCGAACGCGATTGGAACTAACCACCCGCGGCCGACACAGAACCCGCCCCGCGCACGCGCGGGGCGATTTCTTTTTTTTCTTCGGATTCTGTCCAATGGTGCTTGACACGTGCCGAAGTATGGGTATACTCATCGTGTCGCCAATCCGGCGACGGGCCACGCGGGCCGACCGCGAAAGACAGGGGTAACCAAATGACCACGACCACCACCACCGACGCAATGTACGCCGACCTGTGCCGCGCCACCGCAAACGCCAACGATTGGCACGGATGCGCCAACACGTGGCTAGGCCGCCGTCGCGCGGAAGCCGCCTATATGCCGCGCGAACAGGCCGCGGCGCATTGCCGCGCCGCAAACCGCGCGTACAATCGCGCCGAACGCGCGTGGTTCGCCGCGCGCGCTAGCGCGTAACCTACGCCGACTTTTCTTACCCGCGCGCCGTACGGTCGTTCCGTGCGGCGTGTTTATTTGACGGGTAGACAAACGCCCTATGCGGGCCGATACTTACCCCATGCCGAATTCGCGTAACAAGGGTGCCGCAGGGGAACGCGAAGCCGCGGCCGCGTGGACGGCGGCTACGGGGTTGGCCGCGGTGCGAACCGCGCAACGAACCGGGAAGCACGGCGACGCCGACGTGGATACGCCCGCGCCTGTCCATTTGGAAATCAAACGACGCGCGCGTATAGCGGCCGTGGAATTCCTGCGGCAAGCCGAACGGGACGCGACCGCGGGCCGCGTTCCGGTCGTCGTGTGCCGGGAAGACGGGGACACAGAATGGGTCGTAATGGTTCGGCTAGACGACGTGCGCGCGTTCGTGGCGGCGGTGCAAATCGCAAACGGGGGGCCGCTGTTGTGAAATCTCACCCGCTAGCCGCGTTGGATCGTACGGTGAATATCGCGCAACTCGTTAGCCTTATCGGCGGCCTGTGGTGGTTGGGTTCCGAAGTCGGCCGCCGCGATTTCCAACTATCTAGCACCGTTGGACGCGTTGACGAACTAGCGTCTATCGTGCAAGATTTGGCGAAGGCGCAAATCGCAAACGCGACCGCGGACGCGGGCGCGACCAAAGAACTAGACGCCCTGCGTGGGCGCATCGAACGGCTAGAGAATCAACGAAGGGAATAACCTATGGACGCAATCAAAGGCGGTTCGTGGCGAACGACGGTGGCGGGCGTGGCGGCAATCGTGGTTGCCGTCGGCGCGGCGGTGGCCGCGTTGTTTGACGCCGACCCGGTAACGGTTCCCGATTGGGGCGCGGTGGCCGCGGCGGTTATGGCCGGGCTAGGATTGATTGCAGCGCGCGACAACGGCGTATCGTCGGAACGCGCAGGCGCGAAATAATGTTGGCGGCGGTAGCGGCCATTCTGTCGGCCATTCTCCAATCCGTATTGGCGACCTATGGAAAGTACATTGGCAAATCGACCGCGGAAGACGCGCCGACGAATCGTGGCCTATTGCGCCGCGGCGGCGACAACGTGCGGCGTTGGTTGCGCGCGAACGGTGCTAGTGCCGGAGGGCGCGCCAATTCGGATCGGGCCGAACAGTAGCGCGCACGTCTACACGTTCCGCGACGGCGAATGGGTGCTATCCGCAAACCGCGTAACCGTGCCGGAAGGTTGGTACGTCGTTCCGCCGTCGTTCGTGGATGCCGACGATGCGCGCCCGTAGCACACGGCCGGGCCGCGGCAACGAACCGCTACCCGCGACCGACCGCGAATGGTGGACGACCGGACAGGTAGCCGCGCGGCTAGGATGCGCCGTACGTACTGTGTCGAAATGGATAGACGACGGCCGATTGGTCGGGCTACGCGTACCCGGTAGCCGGGATCGGCGCGTGCATATCAACGCGCTACGCGAATTCGAACAGCGCGCGGGCTACGACCGCGCGCGGATGAACCAATGAACCCACGGTACCTAACACAAATCGACCCAAACACCATTCCACTAGCGACGGGCGGTGGTATCGGCATCGGTTCCGACCGACTGTTGTACGGTTCGACAGTTACCGAATTCACGTCGTCGGGGACGTTCACCAAATCCGCGGGCGCGTCCACGGTGACCGTGTTCCTAGTCGGCGGCGGCGGCGGCGGCGGTGGTGGCGCGCGCGTCAACACGACGCCCGCCGACCGTTCGGGTGGCGCGGGCGGTTCCGGCGGCGGCGGTGGCGTCGTCGTGTTCCGTGCGTCCGATTTGGGTACGTCCGTTACGGTGACGATTGGCGCGGGCGGTTCGTCCGGCACGGGTGGAATTACGGCTAGCGCGGGTGGTGGCGGCGGTACAACGTCGTTCGGGTCGTTGACGGTTGCGGGCGGTTCCGGCGGCGGCCCGGGCGGCACGGGTAACAGCGTCGCGGGGGCCGCCGTGGCGGCGTTTGGAGTCGCATACGGTGCCGGGGGGGCTAGTGCCATTGCGTCGATCCCTACGGGCGGAATACGCGGTTGGAACAACGCACCCGGCGGCGGCGCGGGCGGGCCGTACGACGTGGCTAGCCTGTTGGGGTTGGCGGGTGCCGACGGCGGCGGCGTCGATAGCCGGACGACCACGCGCGGCGGTGGTGCGACGGGCGGCGGCGTCGGCGTCACAGGTACGGCCGGGGCGGTTCCCGCGTCCGATTGGCGCGGCGTCGGCACGGGTGGCGGCGGTGGCGGCGGCAATACGGCGGCAATCGCGGGCAATGGCGGCGCGGGCGCACGCGGTAGCGGCGGCGGTGGCGGCGGTGCGTGTTTCAACGCGCGCGCGGGCGACGGCGGCGCGGGTGGCGGCGGGTACGTGTTGGTGGTCGAACAATGAACGATAGACACGCAATCATCGTCGGCGTCGTCGTGGATAACGTCATATTGTGGGACGGCGTTGCAGAATGGACGCCACCCGCGGGCGCAACCGTGGTTGCGTTGCACGCCGACGAACAATGCGAAATCGGATGGACGTATGACGCGAAGGAATCGCCGCGATTCGCGGCCCCGTGAATTGGCGACGCGCGCGGAACCCGCGCGCGAATCCGAAACCACGGAACACGCCATAGACGCGGTAGGCCACCGCGCCGGACTAATCATCGTGCAACGCGCGTTGCGCGAAGGTTGGGCTATCCCTCCGCACGTGTTGAAATCGCTACCCGCGTTGGTAACCGAAATGGCAACGAACGCGGATTGCGACCGCGACCGACTGCGCGCCGTGGAAACGCTGTTGGCAATGCAGCGCGCGAATTTGGATGCGTTGGTGGCCGCCGACAAATGCGAACGGTTGGACGGCGGCGGGGCCACAGAACGTTTGGAACTTGCGCCGATTACGTTGCGACCGGGCGGGGCCGGGTCGTAACGCGTGCAGATTTCCGCGCCAACATTGCCCGCCATGTATCCGCGCCAATACGCGGCGATTTGCGATCCCGCGCGCGTCGTCGTTATTGAGGCTAGCACGAAGAGCGGGAAGACGGCCGGGTGTCTTATGTGGCTATTCGCGCACGCGTGGAACGCACGCGCGGGCGGGAACTTTTGGTGGGTCGCGCCGACGTTCCACGTTACGAAGACTGTCGGGTATATGCGTCTGCAATCCATGTTGCGACAGGCCGACCCGGCGAAACGCACGTGGGACGACAACGATTCCGAATTGTGCGTGCGGCTAGCGAACGGCGCGCGCGTGTGGTTCAAATCCGCCGACAACCCGGATTCGTTGTTCGGTGACGACGTTTCGGCGGCCGTCATAGATGAAGCAACACGATGCCCGGAAGCCGCGTTCAACGCGGTACGTTCGACGTTGACGGCGACGCGCGGCCCCATACGCATCATCGGCAACGTGAAAGGGCGGCGTAATTGGGTATACCGACTCGCCCGCATGGCCGAACAGGGGGCCGCGAACATGGCCTACCATCGTCTAACGGCGTGGGACGCGGTGGACGGTGGCGTGTTGGATCGCGCCGAAATCGAAGAGGCGCGCGCGATTCTGCCCGACAACGTGTTTCGGGAATTGTATCTAGCCGAACCTACCGACGACGGTAGTAACCCGTTCGGCGGCGACGCGATCCGCGCGTGTGTCGCGCCGTTGTCTACGGCGAAACCCGTAGCGTTCGGCGTTGACCTAGCCAAATCGCACGATTGGACGTGCGTTTGTGGCGTCGATTCCGACGGTTCCGTGTGCGTGTTGGAACGGTGGCAAACCGATTGGGCGGCGACGCGCGAACGCGTCGCGCGCATTGTCGGACACACGGCCGCATTGATTGACTCGACAGGGGTTGGCGACCCAATCGTGGAGGATTTGTGCCGCGTGTGCCGTGGTGCGGAAGGGTTCAAATTTACCAACGCATCCAAACAACAAATAATGGAAGGGCTAGCGTCGGCCATTCAATCGCGGGAAATCCGATACCCCGACGGTTGGTTACGCGCCGAACTAGATTCGTTCGGATTCCGATATAACGCGGGTCGGGTAGTGTACGAAGCCCAATCGGGACACGACGACGGCGTGTGCGCGTTGGCGTTGGCGTTAGCCGCGAAGCGTAAACATAGACCGTTCGTATTTAGGGTCGTCTAACCATGTCGATTATCTCCGCAATTTTGAAGGCGGCCGACCCGTCGGCGTGGATTCGTGCATCTACTCGCGTGTTCGAAATGCGCGCCGGGGAAGCACGGGCGCAACCGTTCGACCACCGCGCCGCCGTCGCGCACTATTCATCGTGGATTTACGCGGCCGCGTCTATCAACGCAAACGCCGTAGCGTCTACGCCGTTGCGCCTGTACGTTCGATCCGACCCGGCGACGCGTCGCCTATGGAACACGCGCGCCGCGTCGCGTAAATCCGTCGCGCGACTGCGCGGCGACACGTCCAACCAACCTTCCGCGTACGTGTTGCGGAAGGCGGCCGAAATGGGTAACGACTTTGAAGAGGTTACCGACGACCATCCCGTGTTGCGCCTGTTGTCAACCGCCAATCCGTGG